ATAATCCCCTCAACTTTATAGGGTTATTGCTTGACACTTATTGCAATTTGCGGTATAATAGAAGTATGAAAAGGTTAAGAGAATACATAAAAGAACAAGAAAACAAAGGGAGTCTTACGGTATTTGATATCGATGACACTCTGTTTCATACCACTGCACAGATCGCAGTCGTTAAAGATGGTGTTGTTCTTAAGAAATTAACGAATCAAGAATACAATACCTATACATTAAAGGCTGGTGAGAAGTTTGATTATTCAGAGTTCCACGACGCTGATAAATTCTATAAAGAATCCAAACCTATTGGAAGAATGCTTGCGAAAGCAAAAGCGATTCTAACTAACTCTTTAAGAAATCCGCTAAGTAAAGTTATCATTGTTACTGCCAGATCAAACTTTGATAATAAAGAAAAGTTTCTACAAACATTTCGCAAATATGGATTTGATATTGATAAGGTTCGTGTTGAACGAGCAGGAAATATCGGTGACATCGAAGTTCCTGCGATTAAAAAATACATTATTATAAACAACTATATTCAAGATGGCACTTATGGTAAAGTTAGGCTGTTTGACGACTCAATGGCAAACTTAAAAGTCTTTTTAAAATTAAAAGAGAAATTTCCACAGATAGAATTTGAAGCATGGTTTGCTAATTCAGACGGATCGGTAAAGAGAATAAAATGACAATTGTAGGTTTTAAAGATTTTTTAACAGAAGCAGTATCCACAGAAGAGGGTGCTAAACTAAAGCACATTACTCACGCTGAGGATCGTCCACTGTTTCATGGAGCAGATGGATTCAATCATGCCTACAATGCTCTGCATGGTGCACACTTTCATACTAAACAAGGACAACAGTCAAACAAATTGACAATGAAGTATGATGGCTCTCCATCTCTTGTTTATGGTCATCATCCAGAAACAGGAAAGTTCTTTGTTGCATCTAAATCAGCATTTAATAAAAACCCAAAACTAAATTATACACCAGAAGATGTTGAGAAGAATCATGGACATGCTCCAGGATTAGTAGAAAAGTTAAAAGCAGCACTTGAGCATCTACCAAAGATTGCTCCAAAGAAAGGTGTTTATCAAGGTGATGTGATGTTCACTAAACCTGATATAAAGAAAGAGGGAGATAAAACTTCTTTCACCCCAAACACTATCACTTATACTGCCAAAGGTGACAAAGCCAAAGCAATTAACAAATCTCATATAGGTGTAGTTACTCATACAAAATACGAAGGAACTAACCTTAGCAACATGCGTGCTACTGGTAATGTTTCTGATAGCGAGTTCGGTAATCACTCGGATGTTTATCATCATACTGCCAGCTACAATGCAGCAGGTGCTGACTATTCAGAGAAAGCACAACAGAAAGTTCTTAGTGAATTGTCTAAAGCAAAAACGATTCACGAAAAACACGGCAATAAAATGTATAAAGCAATTCACCCAGAACACAGTGGTGAAGCTGGACATCTAGCAACTTATATTAATCAAACAGTTCGTACTGGAGAAACTCCTTCCGTTGCAGGATTTAAAGACCATGTTTCTGGACAACTAAAAAAGAAATTCGATAAGATTAAAACTCCTGCTAAAAAGCAAGAGATTATGAATAATGCTGGTGCTCAATTAAAACATATTGACACAAACAAAGAACACTACGATAACCTTCTGAAGTTGCATGGACATCTACAAGCTGCAAAGAATCAATTAGTTTCTTCATTAGAAACAAATGAAGGTTCTTATGCTCATGCTATTGGTGGTGTTGCTTCTAAACCAGAGGGATTCGTTTACAATCATTCTCACAATGGTGTCACAGAACCAACTAAGTTAGTCAATCGTGCAGAGTTTGCTCGTCAGAATCTATTAAAATCTCGTCCAGGTGCACCAGCAGGTAATACAAATGCTGCAAAACATCATGTGTTGGCATATGGTCGTATGAATCCTCCAACTGCTGGTCATGAAGAAGTTGTTAAGACAATCAAAGATAAAGCCAAACAAGTTGGTGGTAATCACACACTTATTCTTTCACACTCTCATAATTCTAAAGATGGTAAGAATCCACTAAGTCCAGAACAGAAATTGAAACATGCACGAAATGCATTTCCTGGAACTAATATTGAGGTTGCTTCCAAAGACAAACCAACTGTTCTTCAACATGCAGCTGACCTACACGCTAAAGGTGTGACTCATCTACACTTTGTTGGTGGTTCGGATCGCAAACCAATGTATGAATTGCTTAAGAAATACAATGGTGTTAAAGGTGCTCATGGTCACTACGACTTTAAAGATATCACATTTAGTTCTTCTGGTGAACGAGATGATAATGCTAAAGGTGTAGCTGGTATTTCTGGAACTAAATTAAGAGAGTTAGCATCATCTGGTAAAAAGAAAGAGTTTCACTCTCATCTATCTTCACAGATGAAACCAGAACATAAAGATGCATTATATAACGATCTGCGAAAGGCGATGACAAAATGAGATTACTTACTGTAGCATTTGTACTAATTTTATCTGGCTGTGCAATTATCTTTCCTAAACCACACGATCCAGTTATGTTCGGATATTTGGTAGATGTTAAGGTGGGAATGACTAAGGTTACTTGTGAAGATAAGACTAACTGGAAACCTTTAATGGATAAAATAGAAACTGTTAAAGTCTATTCTACTTTAAGAGATGACCCACAAGCACCAGCATTTAAGAGTTTGCAAGATGCGGTGACTAAAGCATATGATAGTAAGAGCCAAACTTTTTGTGAAAGTATCCTCAAACTTAACAGAACAAGAGTCGATGTAGCCATCGATGCATGGAAAGGAAGAAAATGAGCATCCTAAACGATTTAAGAGAGCAAGCTGGACTTGGTGGTCCAGCTTCAGTTTTAGCTAATGAACTCCTAGTAATCCGAGAGAACTACGAGCAGGGACAACTAAGTAAGGAAGAATACGAATATCTTCTAAGCGAGATCGCTTCTATTCGTGCTCAACAAGAACTAGCATCAGACGAGATCGCCTGTCGCTGGATTGTAGCTGCAGCCCAAGCGTTAATTGCAGTTGCATAACTCCTAAATAATACTGTTATACTTTATAGATGGATTAAATGAAAGATTATAGACAACTACTAAAAGAGTTACCCTCTAATACATTGGTTTGTGCAGTTGGGGATTTTGATCCTCCTACAATAGCACATGAACTCTTAGTCAAAACAGTCAAAAGATTGGCAGAACAGAAAAAGTCTGACCACTTAATCTTCACTTCTCCATCTAGTTTAATTCAAGAAGAAAAGAAGGAACAATACTTAAATTTAATGTTCCCTAAGACTAAATTTAAGTCCTTGAATGAAACAAAGATCGGCATCGCTTTAAAAGAATTAAGCACCAAATATAAAAATATTGTAATAGTTTCTGGTAGCGAACAAGTCACTTCATTTAAGAAGATGGTCTTAGAAAATACCTCTTTAGAAATTATTGCAATTAATGAAAAGAACCCAGATGCATCAGACACAAAGATGAAGTCTATTGCATCAAAGGGTTTGTATGAAGAGTTCAAAAAGAAATTGCCTAGTACAATTCGTGAATTAGATGGTCGTCGTCTAATGAATGATGTTCGAGTTGGAATGGGACTTGAACCAATTAAAGAGCAGATTGTCCTCGTAAAAAATGATCTCCGTGAGAGATATTTTAAAGGTGAGATTTTTAACGAAGGCGATATTGTAGAATCAAATGGCGAAAAATTTACTATTGTTAAGCGTGGTTCAAATCATTTGTTATTAAAAGAAGCGTCAGGAAATCTTGTATCAAAATGGATTCATGATGTTAAACAAACAGAAGAAAAAGAAGATATGAACGAACAACTCACAGACAAAACATTAAGACCGAACGACAAGATTAAAGTCGCTCGTATTATTGCTACAATGCTTGGAGTAGAAAATGCAGAGACTTCTTCTAATCCAGAGAATTTAATTAACTCTGCTTTACGCAAAGTTAGATCCAAAGCACTTAATCCAGAAGCACTTCATATCCTCGACAAAATGCTTAATCTTGCCACAGAGCAAGGTATTCAATATGATGCTACATTGAAGCCAACAAAATTAAAAGAAGCAGTTAAACAAATCGATGGAACAGATAAGATTTCTGTCACAACTGATTCTCCAGTAGTAAACAAAAATAGTAAATACAATTTTGCTAAAGATGTTCTTCGTTTCAATGACTTTAAAAAGTTAAAGAAAGTTCAAGAGCAGGATGAACCAAAAGCTGACGATAAAAAAGATAATGAATCAGACCATGACTATGAACATAATATCAAAGTAACTGATACATCTGAAGTTGGTCATACTCTAGTATCTGCAGGTGGACAAGATAATCTCCGTCGTCGTAAAGTTAAGTATCATCTAGGTGAACAAGCTGCAACTACTGGTATGGAAGTTGCTAAAAAGATTATGAAGAAAGGTATGACTACCTATGGTAAAGAGGGTGGTCATGAATTGACTGCTCAACATATTGCATCAGATCCAGAACATACTGGTAAACAAAAGAAACTTGCACAAAGTTTTATTAGCAAAATGACAGGTTCAGTTGCTGAAGAAGTTAAAGGTGGTAGAGATAAAGAAGCAATGGAAATTGCCAAAGCAAATCTTGCCACAAAACATGCTAAAGAAAAAGAATCTCTCTCACACAAACATCAAAGAGAGAAAGAAGCATTAAAAGAAGAAACTGTAGAAATCTGCGAAACAGCTGACGCTGGTCTTGCTGCAAAAGCTAAGAAGTCTGGTATTTCTATTGGCACATTACGCAAAGTTTATCGTCGTGGTGTAGCAGCATGGAACTCTGGTCATCGTCCAGGAACTACTCCACAACAATGGGGTATGGCTCGTGTAAATTCTTACATCACCAAAGGTAAAGGCACATATCATGGTGCTGATAAAGATCTGCGTGAGGAAGAAGAACTTGAACAAGTAAATGAGTTAAACAAGTCTACATTAAAATCATATCTTACAAAGAAGATGAACAAACCTGGAATTCCTACTCAAAAAGATGCGAGTGGAATGGCAAATGCAACAGTTCGTTTAATGGGAAAGAAACCAACAACTGAAGCAAAACTTCCAGAAGTTCCAAAAGATAAAGAGTCTGGACTTCCAAAGAAATATGTAGCAGGATTGTCAGATGCAACTGCAAAGGCAAGAGCAGCACACTGGGATAAGATGGATAAGAAAAGTGATAGCGATCCATCAGCATATGAACCAGCACCTGGAGATGCCACTGCTAAAACTAAACCAAGCAAACATACACTAAAGTATCGTGCAATGTTTGGTGAAGACATGGATGAAGAATTGTATGAAGCATGCTGGTCAACACACAAGCAAGTTGGTATGAAAAAGAAAGGCGACCGCATGGTTCCTGATTGCGTACCAAAGAATGAAGAAATCGAATTCAAAGAAGAAGAATGCGAAGTGTGTGGTAAGTCACCATGTGAGTGTGACGACAAAATAGATTCTACAACTTACAATAAACCATTTGATCCATTCTTCAAAGAAGATGAAGACGAGATTGATTTTCCAGAACCATCTGATGAAGAAATCGATGGTATGGCAGATGAATTATCTGACGATGATTATCTAGATGCCTACGATGAAGATGAGTTAGGTATTATTGATGATGAAACTGGAGAAGAATTAGAAGCAGATGAAGAGGAAGAGAAGAAACTCGAAGAATCTACTTTGATGGAAGTTT